CTTAAGGAGATTCGGATATGGACGATAACACCATAGTAAATACTGATGCAACATCTACTGGAGATGATGTCACAGGTCAAGAACAAATCCAGGAAGCGGCTAAAACATTCTCGCAAGAGGATGTAGATAAGATTGTCGCAAAACGTTTGAACCAAGTGCAAAAGAAATATGCTGATATTGACGTAAGTGAGTATCAACAACTCAAGCAATTGCAAGAACGAGTTGAAGAGCAGGAGTTGATGGACCGTAAAGATTTCGATGTATTACTCAAGAAGACCAAAGACAAATACGACACTGAATTACAGAGTGTTCGTGGTCAACTTGAAAGTGTAAAGATTGATGGTGCATTAATTGATGCCGCTTCTAAATTAAAGAGTGTAAGCCCAGAGCAAACAGCAAAACTGTTGCGTGAAAGTGTAAAACTAGACGGTGGTGGTAATGCAGTTATTACTGATAAAGACGGAGCAATCCGTTATACAGATGATGCAGTGCCTATGTCAGTAGAACAACTGGTAAGTGAGTTTTTGGATACAAATACTTTCTACCGTGCGGCAGGCCCATCTGGGGCTGATAGCAATGGAAACAGCACAATACCAAACAAACAGAGTTTTGATTTGGGGTCATTAGACATGACCAACCCTGAACATCGAAAGATCTACAGAGACATGAAGATGTCAGGCAAACTTTAAATAAGGATTAATATCATGGCTTGGAACACAGCATACGATCTAGACGCACTTATGGTGCCAACTAAAGCTCAGGCAGTTTATTCTGCCCAAGAAACAAGTTTATACCTACCAGGAACAATGATTCCACACGTTGCAGTAGCAGCAGGTTCATTCACGGCACAAGTGCCAGTGTTTAACAAAGTAACAGCTCAAGAGCTAACTGATGCAGCACACAACGTTGATGACTTCACAGCACTAGGCATTACAGCAAACAAAAAATCAATTGATGCGAACATTTTCGCAGCACGTGACGTAATTCGTGACCTGGGTTCAATTGACCCAGCAGAATTAGGCCGTGTATTGGGTAATGCAGTATCGGCTAAATTTGACGCAGCAGTTGCATTGTCAATGACAGACACAGACATCACAGGCACAATCACAACTGGTGGTAGTGTAGACACAGACAATTTGTTTGATGCAGCGGCAGTTATCCGTGGCAACGGCGAAATGGGCCAGCTACACGCTATCCTTTCACCAGCAGCGGCAGCGGCACTAATGAAAGCAATCGGCTCAGCAGCATATGCAGGTGGCGATCTACAAAACAATGCAATGGCTAACTCATATGTTGGTTCAGTTGCAGGTATCCAAGTATACCAATCAGCTAACCAAACAGCACAAGACGGTTGTGTATTCAGTTCAGATGCGTTCCGCATTGCAATGTTCAAGAATGTTGATCTAGAAGCACAACGTCGCGCAGCGGCTGTGGGCACTGACATTGTAGCATCACTACACGCTGGTGTTGGTCTTATTGACCCAACTCGTGCAGTTAGACTACTAACAGCATAATATAACATTGGTAGGGGGCATTAGCCCCTTACTTTAACAGATAATCTGGAGAAACTAAATGGCATTTGCTACAAACCAAATATTACAAGACTATGTCCCAGATATCTTTGATCACGGGATTGATGACTTCACGGATGAACTTGAGAAAGCAGAAGGGGATGTTATTATGCAAATACGCATCCAATACTGGAACAAAGTTAATTCAAGAGGGAATTTTGATAAAACAAAACTAACTGAAAGTCAGTGGACTAGGGCAACCGTATATCGTGCATTAAGCACACATATCTTGGTTAAGCTGTCGACGTTCCGTGTTGATGATGTTTTTCTTGAGCAAATCAAGTTCTACAAAGAACAATATGAAGAAGAGTTCAACGCACAACTAGGCGTTGGTATTGAATATGATACAAATGATGATGGAACTATCACTGATGGTGAAGTTACAGAGTGGAATATACAGGATAGACTTTATAGATGAGCAAGAGAGAAGACATTACTGCAAGGATATATGATCTGCTAAAAACACAACGCAACATTAAGTTGGGCGTTGTGAGCAGAGATCCAATTATAGCGGAAGAATTACCACGCACGGGTTTCCCAAGTGTGATGATTACTTCAACTGATGAAGAACGTGAACGCATTGCCGTGGGCATGCAAGAGGCAACCCTAGAGGTGGAACTTGTGCTTAATGTTAATGGTGCTGATCGTGACCGTCAGAGAAACTTATTGGCTGAAGCAATTGGTGATACAATTGCTGCGGACACGGATCTTGGTGCGTTAGTGAGTGACATTAGAGTAGCCAGAATCGAAAATATAGAAAACGGGGAAGCAGCGCCTTACGCTAGTATGCGTGTTGTTTTTGAAACTCGTTATTGTTTATAAACAGGAGAATTACCAATGGCATGTTATGCAGGTAGAAATGGTGTATTAAAGATGGGCGGCAGTGCAGTTGCTCAAATTACAAGTTACACAGTAAATGAAACAGCTGATACAGCTGAATGCACACACTTTGACACAACTGGTGGTTACCGTGAATACGCTACAACTTTTAAAGCGTTTGATGGTAGTTTAGATGTTGTTTGGAACCGTCAGGACGGTGATGTTGTAGTAGGCACAACTTACGCAATGGAACTATTCCCAGAAGGTGACGACACTGCAACTGATTGGAAAATCAGCGGTAATGTTATTATCACAGGTTTTGAAATGTCAGCAGAAACAGAAGGCAATGTTGAAGGAAGCATCAGTTTCCAAGGCAACGGCGTCCTAACTAGAGCTGCTGAAGTTTAAATAAGTAATAGTCATGGCCAGTAACAGTAAAAAAACTATTAAAAAGTTAGTTTCAGATGGGGTATTAGTTTCAACACCTGCGGGGAGTACAGCTTACAATCTTTCAGTACATGGGCCTATTTTAAGTCTTCATTCAAAAAAATTATCTATATCTCCGATAAGTGCGTTTAGACCAAGAAGATGGAAGGGTAAGATAGTTAATGATAAATCTAAAATTATTATAACAAATTTAGATCCATCTAAG